ATAGTTTAATGCCAATTCACCGTAATCCAAGTCAGTCGCTAGTGGAGCCTTGTCCAGAACAGACGACTTCTTGAGTAAGACTTTATTACTCATCCATATTCCTAAAAAGGTTAGCTGGGGATAAAAATCCCCAGTATTATACTATATTTAGTTAGTACGTACCACCATCAATTTGGAAACCATCCAACATTGATGTTGCAGCACCAGCACCGATAATATCAGTTCCAACATAAATTTTCTTGGCAACTGACAAACCACCAGACATAACAACACCAGCAGTTCCAAGTGGACCAGCTTCAGTAGTGTTAGTGAAAGTAATTAAACCAGAACCAGCAATAGTTGTGCCACTGAAAGAAGAAGCAGTAATTGTCTTATTGCTTAGTGCTTCAGAACCAGCTAGAGTAGCAAGAGTACCAGTAACAGGTAGTGTTAATGTAGTATTAGCAGTTGCAGTTAACGCAGTAGTAAACGCACCGATAGTGCTTAAACTACCACCAAGTGTAATAGTGCTAGATCCATTATTAACACCAGTGCCACCATAAGTGCCACCAATTACTGAACCTTGCCAAGTACCAGTACTGATAGTGCCAAGAGTTGTAATAGTTGCTTGACCAACATAACTTGACGAGATATCAATCGCATCAGCAGAGATAGAGATACGGTTATTAGTACCAACTGCATTTAGGATATTACCAGTCTTAGTTAGACCATCACCAGCGATAACTGAACCAGCACCAGAGAACTGAACGAAAGTAATCGGTGTAGTACCGACAGTAATAGCACCTACGTTAGTACATACATAACCATTACTTGCGCCATTTGTACCTTCTTCAACGAAAGTAAAAGCACCTGGAGTAATTTCACTGTCTTGATCTGCGTCAAGTGTACGAGTCAATACCCAATTTACAGAAACGGTACCAACAGTAGTAACTTTATAGAAACCATTCTGTAGACCAGTAGTTTGATCTTTAACAAGAACACGATCACCAACAGTAAGAACTCTGCTATCAATAGTAAGAGCAGCTTGAGTACCATTGTTAGTAAGAGTTGCACCAACGCCAGAAGTCCCGTTAGAATATGTTCCAGTTAAGTTACCAGTTGTAGTAACGATAACTGAATCTTTAACATCAAGACCAGTCTTAACTGCATCAACATAGTTCTTAGTAGCAGCATCGCTAGACTGAGTAGGCTCAGCAACAGAAGTAATACGTTTGTTGGCAACGTCAACAGTACCAGTACCAGTTGCAACTAAGTTAACACTGTTATTACCAGATGCAGCAGCTATGTCTAAGTTACCAGAAGTAGCAGTAATGCTAGTTGCTAAAGCAGCACCAAGAGTTGGAGTAACTAGAGTTGGGCTGTTAGAGAATACTAGAACACCAGTACCAGTCTCATCAGAGATAACGCCAGCAAGTTCAGCAGAAGTAGTAGCAGCAAATACACTTAGTTTATTTGCTACATAAGCAACAGTACCACCAGCACCGAAAGCAATAGATGAAGTATCAGTACCAGTTAGAGTTAAAGTATTGCTTACAGTAAGCGTTTTACCATCAGCAATAGTTAAAGTAGAACCAGTCGCAGGAGTGGTGATCGTAACTTTATTAATTGAAGTTGCAGAAGCAACACCAAGAGTTGGAGTTATTAGAGTTGGGCTAGTAGCAAAAACTAGAACACCAGAACCTGTCTCATCAGAAACCGCAGTTGCCAACTGAGCAGATGTCATAGTTACGGTATTAGAACCGAAACTAATTGTCTTGTTAGTTAGCGTATCAGTGGTATCTCTACCAACTAAAGTATCAGTGGCAGCTGGTAGAGTTAAAGTAGTAGAACCAGCAGCTGCAGAAGCTACAACAGTTGTAGTACCTGTAGTTCCATTAAAGATTGCGCCAGTAGAAGCAATAACTGGAGTAGTTAATGATGGGCTTGTTAGTGTCTTATTAGTAAGTGTTTGTGTACCAGTTAAAGTAACAACACTTGAGTCGATATCAAAAGTAACGCTAGTAGCAGCACCAACAGCAGTTACTGATGAAGTAATACCAGTTCCGCCAACAAAAGTTATTGTATCTGTTAATAGAGCAACAGAATCAGTGCCTGTATCACCAGCAATATTTAAAGAAGTTGCTAGAGAAGCTGTACCAGCAGCAGTTAAGCGACCAAATGTATCAACAGTGAATGTTGGGATTGCGCTAGAAGAACCATAACTACCTGCAGCAACTGCAGTAGTTGATAAGGAAATTGTAGAAGTATTAGAACCATCAGAGTTAGTAACAACGATCTGACCTGAAGTACCAGTAACTGCACCACCAACTAAGTCATAGATAAACTCAGAAAGAGTATCAGTCGTACCATTAATATATGGATTGTTAAGGACTAATTTACCAGTACCATTTGGAGTAATGTTAATATTACCATTGGTATCAGTAGATGATAGTGTGTTGCCAGTTAACTGAGTGTTACCAACTTTCCAAGTATCGATCGTACCAGTTGCAGAAAGAACTGGGATTGAAGATTGGTTAGTTGTTAGTGTGCCAGCAGTAGAAGCATCAATTAGACCAGTATAGTAAGTACCACCAATTACAAGGTGGTTAGCAGCATTACCTGAGGTCTCCGACCCCATACCGATGTAAAGACGATTACCACCTGCACCATTGAGTGCTGAATACGCTAATTCGCCCGTGCCAAGCGTAGCTGGGTTGCCTGATACCGATGAGCGTTTTATTCTAATTATTGATGCCATCTTTTATTCTCCGATTAAACGATTAATATTCGCCACCTTCCATATTCTGCGCATCAAGCGTAGTGGAAGAGGTCCATTTATTTGTGTTTGTTTTGTAAACTAGTATGGACCCGTTTACTTTACCATTAGTAGTTACATCGACATCGGCGATGTTTGATATTGATTCAACGAAAGCTGGCGCAGCTAAGTTTGTCGATGAAAGTGTAAGAACACCTTCCGAAACTGCAACCGATAATGCTTGGTCTGGGGTTACTACTGCTATTGTATCTGCCATTATATTTGTGTTATCTGTGGGGTTATAGTTACGATACCCTCTACAACTCTGGTTTTAGCAGCAGCTGCAGAGGTGATCTCCACGTCATATAGCCATCTCCCTGCGGGAATAGCCGAAGAACTTGAAGCGGATAGTTGGAGTCTGACTTTACCGTTAGCTGCATCGTAGACCGATGCGGTAAATGCGTATACCGTGGATGAACTGTAGGACTTTCTCATTTGAGAAGCTACAGTATACCCACTTAAATTCAGAGGTTGTCCGTTGGTTGAACTCACAGTAATTATGTTACTGTAATCACTCCCAGCGTCCACGAAAAGATTGCTAATAGTAGCCATTGACCCATCCTAAACACTATTCTTATACCTCTTTATTTATAAGATACGGAACTTGGGATTTGCAGGATTACATTGCAGTGATTGGAATAATCTTTTTGGCTTTACGGGTGTTTTCTGGCTTGCCATTTACCCACCAGAAAATATCTTTACGATCTTCTCTTTGTGGTCCTTCTATATAAGAAACCACAAGCCCAGTCATTTCCTCGATAGATATAACGAATGGTACAATATTATCACTAAATGCATTATTGCACGACGCTTCCCAATATTTTCCAGATAAGAACATACACGAGCCATGGCATAAATGTAGAACTGGGCACTTAGGACATTCTTCTCTGTCGCTCCAATGGGTAGAAGTTTTTACTTCTACCGAGGCTAAATCTGAAACGTGGCCAATGTGATGAGATATTCCAGCAGGGTTAGTTGATACGGGAGAAACATTTTGACATGTCAAAACATTGCCATTTAAATCTACTGCAATATTGTCTGATCTGTCCATCCCACATTTTTGACCCAAACTCTCAATTCGCGTTCCTTTATTAATGGTATTAATAAAGTTTGTTACTTTAGTATTAATAGTAAAGAAGTTTTTAACTTGACCAGCACGCAATTCATTTAATGCACTATTTCTGTATTTAAGTTCTTGTTCTTCATCTAGTAGTGAGTTCGCCATACCACCTTCATCATACGCATCCACAAAACCACCTTCTCCGATAACAAGATATTGTAGGTATTGTTCACCGATTTCTTTAGAAATAAAGTCTTTGAAGAAAGATTCAATATTTGCTCTGCTTATATTATTAGAATTAATCATAGAATTTAAACTAATTCTACCTTTAGGTGCTAATCTTTTATATAAATCTATAATGGCTTCTTTTGATTTTGGGTCGTCAAGTGGATCTGGACCGCGAACTGGTTGTCCAGGACCATCATGAGAAATGGCCACCATAAAATTATGATGGTCTAACCATTGATTTTTTTCAATATCGAACATACTTCCATTAGTAATAACTAGAAATTCTGAATTTGGATATTTCTCATGAATAGCATCTGCCAGTGGCTTAAAAGTTTTCCAATAAACAAAAGGTTCTCCACCCCAAAATTCGAATTTAGTCCCCTTACCTAAACCATCTTCTCCACCTTTATACCATGTAGACATATTTTCTACAAAGGGGTTTACATCATTGGGGTTAGTTGAGTCAGCGTGAGGTACGAATCTTTGACTACAATACTCACATTCAAAGTTGCAAGATAGCCCAAGTTGTATTTTAATAACAGATAAATCAGATTTACCTTTATTAATTTTAGCAGGAGTTACTGTAGGGGGTTGTTTATTTACTTGTAAAAGGACATTTGTGTCGTCTTCCCATTTTAGGGTACTGACTGAAGAGTCATAGTACATAATCTTTTGCTCACCAGTTATTGGGTGCTGGCCAGTAATTGTAAAAATCGCCATAAAATATCCTAATTAAAATCAAAAAAAAGTCTGGTAGTATTACCTACCAGACTATTTATACGTCAAAATATAATTCTATACTATTGTCTTAGTGTATGTAGTAACATTACTAAAATGTTTATATCCCACTTTAACAGAAACCACATCGCCAGAAGATAGTGTATTAGTTAAAACATTAAATGTACCTACACCATTTATAAGATTAACAACAGTTCTGTCTAACAAACCGCAGATAGGTTCTAAATAAAGTTGTGTAATTTTTGTATCACTTACTGACACTGCTACTTTAATCATATTAGACGATACTTCTTGTGTTGTACATTCAATATCAGTAATGAAATCACCGCAATTTTTTAGTGTTGGGTCTACAACACAGTTATTAGTTGCGTCAATATTTACTATTGTTATAAGATTAGTTTCTTCGTCAGGTTTTACTACTCGGATTGTGCATTCAGAAAGTGTTGCATTTTTGTGTGGGACAAAAAGTAACCATGGGCAATTTGCGCAATCGAGAGAGGATGTAGTCTCGCCAGATCGGTGTATATAAGATTTTGTTGCTAGAGATCGATGTCCAAGATTAACTAATTCAGAAGAAGTCAATGTAACCAGTTCAGGGCTGAGAAAAGTATCTGGGCAGCTCCAAAATGATTGTTCAGAAAATCTTGGGTGATTTAAAACTTCAGCTATATTTAATGATGTATTATATAGTACTGTAGGAGCACCTTCACTATCTAATTGAATTAATTGATATTTAAATATAGTATCAGTTACATCTATTTTATGTGTAATTGTAATAGTGCCAGAGGGTTCTCCTTTAAAGAATTTTCCAGCTGGAACTCTACCGAATACGAGTTTGGACATATTATTCTCTTTTAATTAACAGTTGCAGTTGCAGTTACAAACAGCGCCAACTTGGCACGTGCCAAAGTTGCCACTTTCAGCCATATGCGCTGACGTTACGCGAGGGGTGGTGTTACCATGGGCACTTGCGCCTTGTCCTACGTTATCAATAAATCCACCGTAGTTACCCAAGTTATTTGAGAACTGAGATAATGAAGTGGGTAGACCAGATAATGAACCGTAAGCAACGATAACTGCACCAGTAGAACCTTGAACAGAAGTAACAGGAACTGAAACAATAACTGCACCAGTATTACCTTGAACTGAAGTTACGTTTGCAGCGATAGTTGGGTTACCAGCAGCGCCATCGCCGTTAGTAACAGAGATACCAGCACCAGCAGTAATAGTTCTTAGGGCAGCAGTGTTAGCAGCAGTTTTAACATAAACACCAGAAGTACCAGTAAGAGCACCGATAGCAGATAAGTCACCATCGAATGGTTGAACGTCAGTACCAAGAACTAAACCAAGAGTAGAACGAGCAGTAGCAGCATCAGCGTCGTCAATAAGACTACGACCATATGCTGAAAGGGTAGTAACAGCAGCAGCAGCTGAGCCAGTAAAGTATGGTAATGCGTTAGCAGCAGATGTCACACCAGCAAGAGCAGCTAGGTCAGCATCATACGCTTGAACGTCACTACCAATTGCAACACCCAAGTTAGTTCTGGCTGCAGTAGCAGAAGTAGCACCAGTACCACCCGCAGCAACACCTAGTGTGGATGTAAGAGCAGTAGCAGTAGAAGCATTACCAGAAAGGGTGGCGGTAATAGTTCCAGCAGAGAAGTTACCAGAAGAATCACGAGCAACGATAGTAGAAGCTGTATTTGCTGTGGCGGAGTTTAATCCATCTAGCAAATCAGCGTCTAGACCAGATCCAGCGCCATCAACAGTAACAAGTTTGGCTAGAACGTCAGCTGCAGTATAACTGGCAGCAGTTTGGCCAAGTGCAATCTGCGTGGATATGTTTGAGAAGTTTGCGTCGACTTCAGCGTTGGTAAGAGGACTACCTTTGGTAGATCTTAGCGTTAGCGATGGAGCAGTTATAGATGCCATTTAAGTTTCCTTAGTCAGTCTTATTTAGTAGATACCAGCTGTAGAAGCAGCTGTTTTATATCTGATAATTCGTTCTTTATGTTATTTATGTCTTCTGTATGTTGAGAAATTTCCGCTTCTCGAGCTTCTGCTTTCCTCTTTCTATCGAGGTATTCTTCATACTCAGTTCTATTATTATTTAGGATTGCGCCAGTAGCGGTATCTCGAACTAAACTGGCGTGACCCTGTACTTTTAAAAAATGATTCATTAAGGACAAGCAATAACTCTAAAGTCTTTAATGATAGGAACAGCTGACGTATTGGTAGAATTCATAACAATTTTAACCACGATAGTGTCAAAAGAAGGCATATCTGTTAAAGTGTAAGCAATATCACTGAAAGTAGGATTACCGTTATCTACCTTAGTAACCACACCATCCGCTGTCATCAAAGTATATTTAGTATTATCTAACTGAGCACTGTCACCAGTACATGTCTTATAATAAACAGAAACATCAGCCTCAGAAGGGATATTTGCAGCTAGCATAACTCTTAGGAAAGTAGTAGCATTTGCAAACTTAACTGGGGTAGTTACATATTTACTCTGTGAAGTGCTACCAATCGGAGCAATTTCGTCAGCGAATAAGATTCTAGCAGTAATAGTAGTACCAGAAACAGAAGCCTCGCCAGTAAACGTAGTGTTTAAAGTAAGAGTACCAGTAGTTCCATCATCACTAAACCCAGTAACTAAGAAAGTCCCATTATTACCACCAGATGTTGCTCCAGAAATAGTAACAAATTTACCAATACCTATACCAGCCATTGCAGTTCTAACACCAGCGACAGTGGAAGTAATAGTCCCACCTGACACAAACGTAAACGCACCAGTAGCATGAGTAAACGATGTAATATTATCCAGAGCAGATACGTTAACATTGGACTCAGTTGGTTTATTCAACTTATTACTAATTGCAATTAAACTTGTACGAGTAGTATCGATAACTGGAGAAACTGAGTCGTTAGTAGTTTTCATCTGAGCAGAGAAAGTTACCGACTTAGCGCCAGCCAATGATATATTCTCATTAGTCTCAGAAGCAATCATTCTCGGAGTATAAAAATAATTATTTTCTTTATTTAACGCAGGAGAAAATCCAGAATCACCTACATATGATGATTGACTACCATCAACTGATTTACCAGAAGTAGTTTTAATATTAAATGTAGTTGCTGTATCAGAGAATGTTTGCATCTGAACAGAAGGAGTAATAATATCATATTGAATATTTCTGCTGGCTTTTACAAAAGTTCCACCAGTATATCCGCTAGTGGTAGCTGCAGTAGAGACAGTGAATGTATACGAATCAGGATCAACATTACCAATAATCTTAGTAGTGAATATTTCAATAGCTGGGATACCATTAATTGGAGATACATATTGGAAAGTAGAACCAGCAGCAGCCACAACGCCAGAATTGGCAGTAAGAGTCAATGAAGTATTACTTGCGATAGAAGCAACGGAACCAATTAGAACATCAGCAGAGTTATAGATACTTGCTCCAACTGCTAGTTCAGTTGTAAACGCTGTGCCAGAACCAGTAACAGTAGTGCTACTTGTTGAAGCAGTAATAGTTCCAGTTCCTGGATCATTACAGTTAACTGCAGAAATATCTACAGTAGAACCAGTTGGCATACCATGATCGTAGTGCCACATACGAACAGTTGTTGAACCAGAAGTAGTTTGGAATGGATCAGTATCTAAAGTATCGTATGGAACAACATCATTGACAAACTCAATATCACCAATTACAGAAGTATTAAACACAGCACGTTTAATTGTAAACTTAATATCAGCGTTATCGTCTGCAGTCCAAGTAGATGCGTTCTGTGATTTAAACATTACACCAGCGTAAGGTTGAACCGAAATAGATCTTCCTGAACCTGGGATCTGGTCACCCATATAAGAGATCCAAACATTATATTTATTTGAATCAGACTGAAGAACGAAACAGTATTCAGTATTATCCTGAACATAAACTGGACTCTCAAACGTGAATGTTGTTGCAGTATCATAACTACGTTTGGAAGTACCATCAGGCATAGTTACAAAATTAGCAGATAGATTAACTTCTTCAGAACGCAGGGTCACAACACCAAATGCAAGAATGTTTTTGCCTGGAGTTCCATTTACCATCTCACGAACTTGTAGAGTAACTGGTAGATTATCATCTTTAGTAGCAAAGAATATATCAATGGAAGTTAAGAATGCGCCACCCTTTTGCTGAATTAAGAATGATTGAGCCAGTGGGTCATACCAACCAGTGTCTGAAGTTACACGATACGTAGTATCGAAAATAGTTTGTTCGTCAGTTATTTCTTCTTGAACTAGTGTTGCGTTTCTTACAGCATTAACAGTTGCTTGTTTAGTAATCAGTGTACCATCAGCAACATAATTAGTAATACCACGTGAAGTGTAATCACCATTATATGTTGTAACGTCTACTAATCTAAATTCTCTTGTACCAGTTCTAAAACGAATCGCATCAGTTTCTGGAATATTAAATAAAAATTCTAATTCACCAGCTGCATTTGTTACTAGTGTAGATTGTGGTGTTATTGAAACAACAGTACCTTGTGCACTACTATTTGATCCAGAGATAGTCTGCCCATTGGCAAATGTACCTTTAACATTTACAACACTTAAAGAATATGCATCATTTTCGTCAAGATATACGTTAACAACTACCGCTGTTGCAGTACCTGCGCTATTGGTAATAACATCACCAGTGTTCAAGCATACTTGTGAATCACCTTCGATTCTACGTGCAGTTGCAGAACCTTGACCGCCTACGTTTACTTTATAATTGAAGGTACCAGATGTTGGGGTGTACACCAATTTCTGCGCTGCAATACAATAACTAGAAACATCGACGCCATCAAAATATGGATAGAAACGTGTGGATGGTTTTAGTTTATAAGCCTGTGTAAGAATATTTCTTGAGCGAATATATGGAATAACTGTAGTTGAAACTGTTCTATCGTCAACTTGTTCGTAGTCAGTTTTTAGTTCAATTTTTGTACTAACACCAGTTCTAGATTGACCAACTGTAGTTGCAATTACATCTGCAGTTACTGTACGGACTGCCCAGCCAGGTGCTTGTGGACCAAGTCCAAATGTAGCATCTAAGAATGCTCCACCATCACCACCACGACGATCTGCGCCAAAAGTTTGACTACCAGTAACAACTGCATCACCAATCCATTGAGTTTTCCAAGCACCCCAAACACTACCTAACACTCCATCTTTTTGGGCTTGCGCTTGTATAGAATTATAATTACCTTCTACCTGTTGAATAATGTCAGGCATTCTAGCAGTTTCAAACCAATCATCGGTTGGAGGATTTAATTGAACATTGCCAAGGAAAGTAAAGATAGCGAATGGGTTAATATTTTCAAGACGAGATGCGTATACTTGTGTAACTATTGGGGTTGTAGTATATGGTAATGTAATGATATCACCAGTCAACTTATAGTTTGCAGCTGTACGAGCAGAGTCGTTTGAGTATTTTTCCAGTAGATTTGCGTTATATACTGTATAGAATGGGCGAAGAGTATTTTCTTTCATGTCAATAGCACAGAAATAATCTTCAGAACCAACATTACCTAATTTATTCCCTGCAAAATTATCAACAACGAAACCATTCTTCATTCTATCTAAACCAGAACTATCTCGAATTGACAATGATTGAGTTTCTTGCTCAAGCATACTTAGAGCAGTATAATATTCTAGAGTATTGATACGCTTATCTAAAGCACCGATATCACGCATGGTGTATCTTTTATTATCAACCTTAAAAGAAACAACATTAGATTGTGCTGCATTAAATGTATATGCACTTAAATCTAGAGTATAAAGGACCATGCCCAAAGATGGGCTTGCTGGGTATCCTGGAGTTAGAGATGAGACACCAGCAATATTGAAAATTAAACCATTGTAGTCAACAGCAATTTTATCGTTTCTTGGTAGATAGTAACTATAATCAGCAGTAACCGCTTGACCACGTTTCGGCACGCCAGAAACAATACCACCAGTACCAATAAAGTTTTTAGCACCGACAGATTTATTTGCCACACGTGGACGGAAATCTAATGCATCTCTTAAAACTGGTGGTATATCTTTATAGTCAATACCGCTGTATGAGTTAACATCAAAGTAATCTCCAGCCCCATGTTCAAAGTATTGATATGTTACTCTAATTGGGTTTGATGGAGCAGCATAAGATGGTTTTAATGTTAGCGTTGCCAAATCATAGTGAGTAGATCTTGAACCACTATCAACATCGTAACGATCTGAAATATCAACAGTATATTGATTACTTGTTGGGGTGCTACCAAAAGCAATACTTGGAGCCATTGTAATACTTACGATCCTAAACAAATCTGCTTTGTCTAGGGAAATAACATTCGCTTGCGCAGCTACAGCTGTAGTAAACGATTCAAAAGTGTTTGTTAAGGTTTTAGTTTTCTCGAAGCCAGAACCATTACGAATAACTGTTGCAATAACAGAAATTGAACGACCAGATTGAGCAGAAGGAACAGTAATACTACAAGTTGATCCAGAAGGATTGATTGCAACTGGAGTAATAATAGTACCACCTGCTCCAGCATCATTATCAATAACAATATAGTTAGTAGGCTCTGCAGTTGGAGCGAAAGTACCAGAAGTGCTTAGAGTCAGTGACACGCCAGTAGCAGTTTGGGTAAACTTCTGTTGAACATAGAAAGTTGTATTATTAGTACCACCGCTACCAGCAGTTCTCATAGAACGGATTGCTTGATATGGCAGCGGGAAAATTAATGATTGTTTCTGTGGTTCAAGAATCTCAGTTGTACACTTAGCAATTGTTGCACCAGTAACTGTAATAGTTGCATCAACAGTAATAGTACCTTGAGCAGATACTGCTGTTACTTTACGGAAAGATCCAGCACTACCTCCAATAAGAACTAAATCATTAACTTGTAAATCTGTTAAGAAAGATGTACCAGTACCAGTAACTGTTGTTGAAGAAGCAGTTACTGAACCAAGCAATTGATTAACTACTGGGTTAATATCAGCAGTAAAGTTTAAGTTAGAATCAGAAAGTGCTGTATATGCGAAACCTTTAACATCAGCGTTAAAAGAATATCCTGGATTCATTTGAACCTCAAACAAACCAAGTTTATAAATTGCAGTATAACCAAATGGTAAACCATTATGCCATTCTATAAAACGTGCACGAGCGTAGCCAACAATAGTTCCTTGAGGAGATCCTCGATTTGCAGAACCAGTTATGTTATTATATAATGTAATCTGCGCAAGACTATCAACTGGAGGTAAATTGTTTACGTTTGTAACTAATACATAATTACCAACAGTAGTATCAACAACTGAAGCAGTAGCCTGAACGAAGTCGCGTGCTTTAGGCACAGGAATATATGTTATCGCAGTCTTTTCAATTTCATAACCACGAACATATGCTTTGCCCGATTCAATACCGATAGCAAGTTTTGATTCATCCCCATTCATATTAATACCACGATTGTATACTGGTGTTATTTCATACTGCCAGTTAACACCAGTAGCACCTGGACCATCGAATGCAGATGAAGATGTATGCGTTGGAGGAGTTGTAATTGATGTTGCTGAATTTAAAGCAACATAAGTGTAACCACCGTATGAAACGATATCACCAATTAAGAATGCAGTATTAGAAGTCCACGTTCCACGATTATTGTTACGATGTTCACGAATATCAATACCAAAACCATTAACAGTATAATCACCAGACTCATCGAATGTGCGACGTGCCAGCTCATCGCCAAGAAAAGAATAATCAGTTTTTTCAACGATAGTCTTAATCTCACCATTTGTTACACGAATCAATTCTACAAAATTTGAATCTGATACTGAATCAATTGCAAGTTTCTTCAAAGTTAAATCAATATAATAACGATGAGCACCTGGAGCAGCATAGTTAAAACTATTTTGCGCATTATCAAGTAGAGTTTCGTCTTCTTCTGGAGTAACAATCTCTTCAGAGACGTTAAGACCAATACGATATGTTGGTGATGCAGTATATTTGTCAAGAACGATAGTTTGTGTATCAACTAAACAGAAATTACCATTAATATAATAAACACCAGAATTAACAGTTGCTGTTGAACCCTTGCCGATAGAGTTATTTGCAGAACCAACTTGAACAGAGTATACACTATCTTCAGTAATTAGAACTTCATTAACAGCAAAGGTTTTAGTTGTTTTATTTGTACCAGATTGTAGGTAGTTCAAATATAGCGTAGTTGGATCACTGGCTTCTGCGCTTTGAGTAAGAATTACTGTTGCTTTTACGCCAGTAGTTTGGCCAATTAAAGTTTTGCCAATTAAAGTTGTGCGGAATGTTTCGACAGCAACACCATTATATAAGGAGATTAGTTTTACGTAATCAGCACCCTTTCCAGGTTGTGTAATAGTCTGGATTGATGCTTGTCCAGGGATAACCATGGCACCTTGTTTAAAGATCGCATCACCATGGCGTTTAATTTGATTCTGCAGAATACTCTGCATTTGAGTTAGTTCGCGAGCCTGAACCGCAAATGAAGGGCGATAAAGAATACGGTAAAACTTTTTAGTTTCGTCGTAGTCGTCGTTATACGGTTCGGTATTGAAATCTAGCATTCTTTTACTCTTTAAGTTATTTGTTTATTTATGTTAAAAGTTTATAACAGTTCTTAGAGTCACGTTTTGGTCAGCAGTAGGAGTAAACGCTACTTTGTTATCTATGAATAGTAAGTGTCCTGAATATTTATCTGCTGTTGGAGCTGTTACACCTGATGCAGAGAAAGTATTTCCTGCAGCATTAACAAATGTATTACCAACTGCGGGAACTGCATTATCAATAGATTGTAATAGAACTCCCGTACTTGTCAAAGCAACAATTCTAAATAGTGCTCCAGTTGCGGAACCTAAGTTTACTTGCATATCTTGAGTAAAGTTATTAATATCAATAGTTCCAGCAATAACGTAGCAAGCAGACGCTAAACTAGAAGCCAAGTTACCAAATGCTCCAAATTTTCTTGGGTTTTTAATAAGTCCAAGTTGACGGAAGTCATTGTTTACAGTAAATCCTTGGTTAGCGTCCTTTGAGATGTTGCTGTAGAACATTAATTTCTTGGCAAACATACCAGTAATAGGATCTTTGCCGTGGCCACCATGTGGAGCCATTACAGCACGAGCAACAGCACCTTGACCACCACCTTGATTAAACGCTACGTTAGCATAACGATATCCAAGACCGTAGTTTAAAACTTCAATCTTATTTACTCTACCATTCACCACTCGAGCCATTGCAGAAGCGCCAGTTCCATCACCAGTAATAGTAATAGCAAAATCGGCACCATAACCATAACCACCAGAGATAACTGGGTAAGCCATAATACGACCATCAGGTGTCAACAATTCAGTGTTCGCTTGAAGCGTATTAATATCACCTGGAGACAAATCTGCAGTTAACTGAGCCAAAGTACCATTACCAGTTACAGTTAAGTTAGCGTATGTGTAGCCAATACCACCATCATCAATCTGAACAGATCTAATTTGACCATCAGTAATTAATGGAATAAGTTTAGCTGTGGATTGAACACCAACGAAGTAAGCAGTGGCACCATTACCAGCAGAAACTGGAGTAATTGTGGCAGTTGGTAAAGTAGAATATCCTGCACCGTATTTTAAGTTAGCAGTACCAGTTGCAGTTGATCCAGCATATTTTAATGTTGCAGTACCATTGGTAGCAGTTTGTAAAACTGGAGTACCAAGAAGCAATCCTGTTCCACCACCGCCAGTGAATGTAATTGTCGGTGGATTAATATAACCAGTACCACCGCCAGAAACTGTGATTGCGGTAATTACACCAGCAGAAAACACTGCAGTAACTACCGCATTAGTACCACCCGTAACATCAGGTGCACTTACTGTAAATGCAGGAGACGAAGTATAACCAGTACCGCCATTTGTTACAGGAACAGAAGTAACAGCACCAGTAATAGTTGGAGCAACAGAAGCGTGAGTAGTTCCAGATACAGTTACTGTGTAAAGTCTATTTGAGAAAAAGATTTGATCACCAACAGTTACTGCAGTACTTGCAGTCCATTGAGTTCCAAAAGTTAGAGTTGGAACTGATGTATAAGAATCCCCTGAGTTGGAAACAAATACTCGCGATACCGAAGTACCATTCATAATCGCCTGACCAACGAAACCACTACCACCGCCACCAGTCATAGTCAGAGTTGGTGCAGAAGAATATCCAATACCACCGCTGGTCATTGTAATATCTAGAATAGAACCATTTAGTACATAACCTGTAACTACGCCACTGGCAACAGTTAGTGTTCCCGTTGCTCTAGTTCCAATATATTTTAAACCAGCAGTACCATTTGCAACAATACCTGATTTATGGCTAGGTCCAGGAGTAGCAGTAGTTCCTGAAACCGTACACTCGTACATATTATTTGAATGTTCTACTTTCTGACCAAGAAGAATACCAACACCAGTAACCCAAGTATTGGCTCCATTAAATGGAGGGGCAACAGTTAAAGTGGCGCCAGAAGTATAACCAGATCCACCAGCAGAAATTGTTAGTGCATTTAATAGCAATGGATCAGATGCTCTAAATCCATCGCCTGCAACTGTAATGTTTGCGGAAGTATAATTCTGGCCAGCGTTATCAATTTTAATATTTAAAATCTCACCACCAGAATAAAACTGTGAACGAATAGAATTAACGACTGGCATATATACGTCAGTCAAAAATTTATTACGCAGAGCAATTGGAATACTATACAAGTATTTCCACATATACCCATCAGGCATAATAACTGGATCTACAACAGTACCAACTGGTTTGTAAGTTGAAATTGCTTTGTTATTATTATCAAGAACTTTGTATACGTTAAAATCATCAGTAATAGCGTAACAATTTGTATTTTCTAAACGCTGTGCGCCAGAAGGAGCAATATTAACAACTGCAGTTGCACTAGCAGTAGAACCACCACCGCCAGTAATAGTAACAGTTGGAATAGCGGTGTAACCTGTACCACGAGAGTTTAATGTAATGCCAATAATACTACCATTACTGAGGACAGCTGACGCTGACGCACCAGTTCCTCCACCGCCAGTAATAGTAACAGTTGGTGTTGAAGAATAACCGAAACCACCAGCAATTAAATTAATACCTTGCACTTCTGTGGAATATTGATCATCATACATATCCCAAACTTGACCAGTGACCCAATCTACTCTAGGAATTACGAAAGCCACATCGGTTGAGTTAAGTTCTTTTAAAGTAATAATTTCATTACGAGATTGCAATTCGTAATTGAAACTATCGATTGGATATGGAGGGTTTGCCTCATCTGTCCAATTAATAGTTTTACCTAAAAAGTAGTAATAACGTGCACTACGATTCTGGATTTCATTATATACTGCGTTAGCAATAGAATTGCTTAACGGAGATTTTAGTAATGATGACATTTAGATTTCCAATTA